TCCAGCTACTTCCAGAGATTGCAGTGGTTGAATAAAAACCACCAAACCCCCGAACTGATGCGGCCCCCAGTGTTGCAATTACGGGCATGATTAGGCGAACCTGGTCTGGGCAGCCAATACCGTATATGAGGATGGCCCTGTACGGATGATGGTGTAGCTGTAGACGTCAATGCTATTTGCGTTACCCGTTGTAGGCGCCGTTCCTCCCTGCCACCTCAATGCAGCAGGAGCCACGCCGTCAATCGTCACGCCGGTGTTATAGGCGCTAGTTACCGCGCCAGTCTGCACAAGAACGGCAACCGTAACCGATTGACCCTGGCTCATGAAGGAACTCAGTGGTGTGCCGCTGCTCGCACGGAAGTTAAGCGTCCATGTAGCAGTAGTCGCCGTATTATAGAAGACCACTGACTGCGTGGAGACGTCAATGTTAAGGGCGCCAGATGCAGCGCTGCCGGTAACGGTGCAGGTCTCAAGGGCATTGTTTAACGCAAGCGACGGCACACTGCTCGAGCCGCTAAAGGTCTGGGTGGCGGTAAAGGTCCCGGCATTAGCAAACCTCGGAACAATTGTGGTGTCAATCGCCACGCTGCCGGTGCTTGTAATTGCCGTGAAGTCCATCCCGGTGCCGGCGGAGATGCTCGTAACAGGATTGGCCCAGGCAAAGGCGCTGCCGGTGTACTTGAGGTAGCTAGATACCGTCGGGGCATCAATGAAGGTGGTGTTGCTTGCGCTGCCCTGATAGGGGATCTTGTTTGTTGCACCACCGGAGAGATTAGCCACCGAAGTAACCGCACCTAGCGTTCCCCATGCCGGGATCTGGGCCGATGTTAATGTCAGTACTTGTCCAGAACTACCTGCAGGAAGAAACGCCGTTACGTTTGGTGCAGACTGATAAACGACAGCCCCAGCAGTACCGCCAGAGAGGTTTGATGCTGAGGTCGCAGTACCCGCCGTGGCCCATGTAGGAACGCCGCCAGAGGACATCGTGAGGACGGTGCCGCTAGACCCTGCAGGAACAAATGAGGTCGCGCTAGCGCCCGTCTGGTAGGGGATAGAGCCCAATGCCCCGTTCGCTATGTTGGTCGCCGTGCTAGCGGTTCCGGTAAGCGATGCGGTGATTGTTGTAGCGGCAAAGTTGCCCGAGGAGTCCCGCTTAACGATCGCAGAGTTCGTATTTAAGTTTGTCGGGGTAATCCAGGTAGGGGCACCAGTACCGTTAGAACTCAATAGATCGCCCGTGGTGCCCACCGCAGTGAAGGCGTAGGTCGTAGCCCCACCGTAGGCAATACCGCCCTGGGTGAGCGTCTGGATGCCTGTCCCGCCGGTGCTTACCGCAATGGGGTTGGTCGCGGCCGCCTTCGTTGCGATCGTCTGCAGGTTGCCGGAGCTGTCCTTATAGAAAAGCTTTCCGTCCGTGGTGTTGATGGCAAGCTCACCCGGCGCCAGGTTTGTAGTCGATGGCGTGGCTCCGGTGTTGGCACTGTAATAGAGCTGGATCGGGGTGAAGGTTGCCTGGGCCATGTTTACACCACCGGCCAGACAATGTTAAAGGGATCAGCCTGAGTTGTGATGTCCCGCAGAGCCTGGCGGTAGGTTGCCCACATTGGTTTATCAACGGGTGAGTCCAATACCTGAGTCCAGTCGCTATCTTTCAACGCCTGATTTCGCCCACTACGGACTGCCGCCCACTGTGTTACTACGCGCTGGTCAAGTTCCTCTTGGGTTAGAGGCTCTACGTCAACGATGCAGCACATATCGTCATGCAGGTGAGGCGCGGCAGGTACCAGCTTCTCTGTTGCGTGGTCGTAGGGTTTCCATGCCGAGATGATGTAGTAGCCCTCGGACTTAATCCAATCCACAGACGGCCCACGCTCACCGAAGGAGGTGTTGGGGAACCACTCAGTGTGGTCTTTGATGATGAGGTCTTGGTTAGCGATTTGCATGGTTACCTCGTTGGGAATGCTGCTGTTGGCGACGCTGTGATGGTGCGGGCAACGCCGTTAGTTATACGAAGGTCTTGGATGGAGCCATTGAAAAAGGCAACCCCACTTGGTTCAACCCCGATGTAAGACCCACCGTTTGTTACTGCTGGCACAGCACTTGAGTTGTTGGTTGTTCCAATTGAAGTCCCGTTTCTGTAAAGTGTCCAAGTATTGGCGTTTCTAGTAATTGCGACATAATACCAAACGCCAGAATTCCAACCAGAAGTGCCACCACCATTGAAATCAAGAATTGCCGTTCCTCCTGAGTTTACAATGGTAAAACGTAGCCCCGGAGAGGATTGGGATGTCCTTGTGTCAAAATAAAGTATAAATCGAGGAAGGCCGTTTGTGTTTCCGTAAGAATATATTGTGTACCAAGTGTTTGATGGTAATGTACTAAAATATATCCATGCTTCAATTGTAAAATTAGAAGAACCAAAAGATAAACTAGGGGAAAATAGTGATGTTAAATAGTCCGTAGAGCCATTAAACTTCATGCTCGTGGGGGGCCATTGAGCGGTAGGCGTTGAACTGGCTTGAGCGTTACTTACCGTAGTCACATTGTTCTGCACGGCGGCGTCGTAGATTCCTGCGTTTGCCATGTTGAGCAGGAGGCTGGCCGGTGTTAGGAAGGTCGTGTTGACGTTGGTGGTGCTTGAGTAGCTTGCCGCGCTTGTCGGGCCTGTCGTAGATATTGGTGCGAGCGTGGGTGGGGTAAATGCTCCGGTGTAGACTGCTGTGCCGCTAATAACTCTTAAATTAGAAATGTATCCTGTATATGGAAAAGATGACCCGCCCCCATCAGTGCCAATTCTGACTACTCCAGCAGCGTAACTAGTGGAGTTAGTAAAACTGCCAGCCGCGCTTCCGTTAATGTATACAACAAATTGACTTGTACTAGTTCCGCTTCTAACAAAAGCTATGTGATTCCATTGATTAAAAGTTACAGTTCCGGTTGTTGTCCCGTCAACCGCAATAAGAGCCCGTCCGTAAGACAATGTCCCAGTGGAATTTATAAGACAAGACAGACCACCTGACGTGTCATTAGCAAATATAACTTGATAACCGCTTGCAAATGTTGCCGGGTTTATCCACATTTCAATTGTAAAGTTTACTGTTCCAGAAATGCTGGCCCCGCTAGGCGCTTGCAAAGAAGATGTGGCAGGGAAGTACCCGCTCCCACCATACAGCGCAGTGGTGTACGATGCCGTTGGGGAGAACGGCTGGAATGCTTGGACGGTGGGGGTGCCGAAAACACTAACTGTGGCTGGAACGCTGCTGTTGTCAACAAAACGATTGCTCTGGCAGCTTAAAAACTTGATGTCAGAAGTAACGGTTGTCGTCGGGATTGTTGCCGGAGTATAAGATGCAGTAGAGTAGCCTGTGCCACCAATAGCAAGACTTACGTTGCTGATGTAGCCAAAGAATTGGAAAAGATAGGTTACATCTAGGTTTGAACGACCAACTTTTAAGGTATCTGTGCCATTGCTAACTGTGTCTGTGTAGGCAGTTCCTCCTGCGTTGAGCAAGGTTCCATTGACAAATATATAAACGCGGTTAGAGACTCTGCTTGCTCTGACTGCATACCAAGTGTTTAATGCAAAAGAAAAAGAACCGTTAATGTTTGTAGAGGTAGAGCTGGTATTAGTGAGGTTTACTCCAAGCGTCGTTCCAGAAGCGCCCCCAACAGTAAACTCATAACTTCTTGTGCCAGCAAAATTACCTTTAGATAAAATGGCTGAGGCGTAGCTTGAATTATTATTGGCTGGATACGCGGTCAAGTAAATCCAAGCGCTCATCTGAAAGTCGCTATTGCTTAATTCAAGATTTGCTGCATCTGGAACGCTTATGTAATCCCCGCTCGCCGCAAAAAGGTTACTCCACTGCCCATTCGGCCAATACGGAGTACGCGAACCCTGCGTCGGTGTGCCGTTGCGGGTGACGGGGAAGGCGTATGGGCCTGTGTCAATAAAGGTGTTGTTCTGTACGCCGTCCGTCGCGCTGTTGTAGTTGCTGTCTGCGAGGTTGAGAAGGAGGGTTGTATTGGTGATTGCCGTTACTGGTGAAGTAGGGGGAGTGAAGTTGGCTGTGTAGACTGCCGTACCTTTTACTAGCCTATAGTTAGCCACATACCCATTAAGAAATCCTGATCCTGCGTTACCACTACTGCCTATAAAAAAGCCGTTTTGAACAATACTCCCGCCAAAAGCAACAGCGGTCCCGCCGACCCCATTAATATAAACTTTTGAAGATCCGGAACTTCTAACCGCCGCAACGTGATACCAAGTATTTGCAACTAATGCAGTTGCACTTTGAGCATAAATAGTTGTGGAGTCTGTTATTGCAATTGTTCCGCTTGATCTAAAATTAAAGAAAAAACCGTTTGCAGTTGAGCCGTAAGTTCCAATAAAAGCAAGATCAACAAAGTTTGATGGTACGGCAAGCAAATATACCCAAAACTCAATCGTGAAGTCGCCCGTGCCAAGTGCAAAAGCTGCATTACTAGGGGCACTCAAATACTGACTCGACCCATTAAACAACGCAGCACCCGGACTCGCGGCTGGTGCGGTGAATCCACTAGGGTAGAAGTATGGGGTTACTTGTGGGGTGCCGTTTACTGTGATTGTGAAAGGAGACCCGCTATTTGCCGTGCCGTTGTCTTTGAAGCGATTGGACTGGCAGGTGAGAAGGGCGGTATTGGTGATTGCTGTGAGTGGGGTAGTAGGAACAGTAAGTGTAGAGCCAGTGTATAACGCGGTATTAAGAAGTATCCGAAGATTTGATATATAACCCGGAAAGTATTGCCCTGCCCCCGCAGAGGCTACTGTCATTGCTGTTTGAGTGTAATTTGTTGCGTCAGTTACGTTTGATCCTAACTGATTGCCATTTACATAAACCCTAGTTACGTTAGATGCTCTAGTAAAAGCAATGTGATACCAAGTGTTCGCAACAAAAGTAAAAGATTGAGAAACGGTTGGGCCTGACCCGTATGGGTTTAACGCAATAGAAGTCCCGGATACAGTGTTAAATACAGGGCCGCCAGTTGCAGAAGCTCCAAAAATAGTTTGATACGCACCAGATACGGTGGTCATGTATATCCAGCACTCAAACGTATAATCTTTTGTACCAAAAAATAAATTAGACGAAGATGCAATACTCAAATAATCCGAGCTACCATTAAACTGATTCCCCCAATACCCATCAGTCTGGTACGGAGAGACCCACCCCGTGCTTGGGTTTGCAGTTCGGGTTACCGTATTTGGGCTGGCGCTTGAGTCGGTTACCGTTGTATTCAAAGATGACGCCGAGCCAGTCTCCAACAGTAGCGGGACATAGGCGAAAGAGGCGTCGGTGGTAGGCGCAGCGGAGCCAGCCTTACGAAAAAATGCTTTGCTAGTTGACAACATCAGAAGTTTGCCCCGGATTGGACACCGTACCAGTTCGTACCGTCCGAAATGAATGCGTATATGTCAACCTTGGTATTCGTCAAGGTTGCCGTCGGGGTCGTTCCGCCAGGATACTTTAAGGTCCCAGATGGCGATGTAAAGGACAGGCTAGTCGGGGTTGAGGCATAAACCACAAGCACCGTCAAGCTCTTTCCAGTAGCGGGAGCCGGCAACGTAATCGCATTCGCCCCGACCATCGTCGTAATCGTCTGGAATGTTCCGTTCGTTAACGACAATGTGATTGCATTACCGGTCACCGTCGCCGTGAAGTTAGTCTCGGTGTAGTTCGTTACCGTTGGGTTGGTCAGCGTCTTATTGGTCAGTGTGTCCGTAGTCGCCCGCCCTACCAACGTGTCGGTGCTAGTAGGAAGCGTTATTGTCCCGCTGTTAGAGATAGAAGCAATTACAGGAAGCGTCAGCGTCTTGTTAGTTAAGGTATCTGTCGTTGCCCGCCCGACTAGAGTATCCGTACCAGTCGGGATTGTTATCGTCCCGCTATTAGATATAGACGCAATAACCGGCAGCGTCAGTGTCTTGTTCGTCAGCGTCTGGGTATCGGTCGTGCCAACAATGACGCCAGAAGGGGCCGCCTTGCCCGAATCCGCAATCGTAGTCCCGGCTGTACCATTCCACGAGACCAAGTTGCCGCTTACAGAGCTCCCTGGGCCGTTTACGTTACCAGCCCCGGCCTGCGCCATTAAAGTCCATGAGCCAGGAGAGCTAGATGGATTTGCCCCCGTACTCGACGCAATAGCAATATAGCTGCTGCCGTTATACGAAACGGTTTGGTTGACGGTGTACGTCGTGCCAATAAGCCACGCACCCTGCCATGTAAACGAGGTCCCGTTCGTGCCGTTTGTACCGTTTGTGCCGTTTGTACCGTTTGTTCCGGCCTGAGCAAGAAGTGCCCAATAAGTCGCATTCGGAGGCGCGTTACCTATTGAGTTCAGGATACAGATGTAGCTATTGCCGCCAGAGGTAACGATATCGTTTACATAGTATTGCGTCCCGCTAGAATAAGCACCCCTTGACGACACCCCGAGAGAATACCCAAGACTGTTCCAGGCGGTAGACCCGTTCCCGATCTTGAATCTGTTGGTGTCCGTCTCAGCGCCCAGCTCACCGCCAGAAAGAACAGGATTGGCCGAGGTCCACTGGGATGCAGTGCCGTTTCTAAGTTGTATCTGAACAGGCATTACGGTGTCCCCCCGTTAATTGGTGTAATCGCGCCGTAGGTTGAGCTAGGTATCCCACCATCCAAATTGGGAGATCCTCCACCACCACCGCCGCTCTGTGTAACCCAGACAAGTGTGCCTGAACCATTCGTAGCCAAAACCTGATACGCATTCCCGTCTGTCGTCGGAAGCGTCCAAGTCACATTGTTAGGAATGGTCGCGGCAGCCTTAAATCCAACAAAATTACTTGAGTCAAGGTCGGCAAACTTAAATACCCCTTGAGCCCCTAATTGTACATTCGTCCCGTCAGTCGTATAGTTGGTCTGGCCACCAAATACACCACCATTGTTATATTGGATTGTATTTGGGCTTCCACCAGGAGTTCCACCGCCACCCGTTGGAGCAGCCCAGACAGCTGTATTGCTTTGAACTGTCAGGACCTGTCCGGCAGACCCAATCCCGAGCCTTCCGGCGGCATTAGGCCCGGTGCCAACAATAATATCGCCGAGCGTGGTGATAGGAGACAGCGCATTGAATCCAGAGGCCTGCGATGTCTGGCCAGTCCCCCCTTGAGCAATCGCCACAGCCCCAGAGGTAACTTGGCTGCCGCTAATTGCAATATTTGTATTGACTGCCCCAGTAACCTGACCCTGAGCATTAACGGCAATCTGAGGTACCTGAGAACCAGACCCGTATGTGCCGGAGGTTACGCCCGTATTCGTAATGCTGAACTGATTCGTGCCGGACAGGCTTAGGCCAGTTCCGTTTGAATAGACAATCGTCCCAGCACCAAACTGCACAAAAACAAGGCTGGTCGTACCAATCGTAATCGGCTGCAGCGCCGTCTGGACCCATGAGGTGCTTGCGTTTGTGGCGCCAGTCAAGATCAGCGTAAAGTCGCCGGCATCAACGTTGAGGTATGTCGCGCCGGGCGTGTTGTAGTCCGTCGCTCGAGTCAGAATAAATGGCGCAGAGACGCTGCCAATCTGAGTAACCGAATAGATCCCGTTTTGGGACTGTGTAACCTGGTTCTTGACCAAGACACGATAGCCGACCACAACATCAACAGAGTCAACGCTTAATAGCCCGTTGGCGGTGCCCGTTAGCGTAGCCCCAACCCCAGAGCTGCCGTTGCTATAGGTGCAGGTGGGAAGCGCAGCGGCGGTCGCCAGGTCGCAATTTGCATGAAAGCTCAATCCAGATGCAACCGCGTCCGCATACGCCTTGTTGACGATGTTATTAACACTAGTCGGGGTAGTTGTAATGTTCCCGCTCGCGGCATTGACCGTGCTAAACGTTCCGGCAACAGGCGTCGTGCTGCCAATAACCGTGTTGTCAATCGTCCCGCCGCTAAACGCTCCACCCGTGATTGTCTTGCTAGTAAAAGTAAGCGCGGCAGGCAAAGACAGTGTTGGAGTGGCGCCACCGGATGAGGTAATCTC